CTGTTACACCAGTTGGTTCTCCAATTGTTGTCACGGCCAAGGGTTGGCCTCAGCCTGATAATTCAACAGAAGTGGCTCCTCCCACCCAACCCTCATTAAACACGTCTCTCTACTGGAACGGCACCGAGTTTGTTTGGTCCGTTTTCCCCATTGGTCTAAACCTCGCTGACGCTCAAAATTACGTCACTCGCTTAGTCAACGATAAAGCCTACACACTGTTACAACCGTCTGACTGGTATGTAGTACGTCAGTCTGAAACTGGCAAGGCAATTCCAGAAAATTGGAATACATGGAGAGCATCTGTGAGGGATGCCGCAAAAGCAAAAAGAACCACTATCTTTGAAAAAGAAGACTTGACTTCCCTAGAAGCGTACTGCGAAAGCCCCGAGTTCCAGACCTGGCCAACTGAACCCAACTGAAAGAAATGACTGTTACTCCAATTCAAATCCTTAGAAATAGCGGTCTCGGCAATAGACCTGACCCTACAACCCTATTGCAAGGACAACCCGCTGTCAACACTAACGTCGAGCAGCCTGGCTTATTTTTCTCAGACTCTGTCGGAGACAGTCTCATTAAGATAGGCCCTGCTGCAGTGGGTGAAAGCCCACCAACTCTGGAACCTAGCTTAGGTGAGTCTTGGGTTCAACCTAATGGAGAGGGTCCAGGTGTCCCAATGTTGTGGTTGTTTGATGGCACAAATTGGAGGGGAACTGCCTTACCTGAGTTTTACACTCCAGATTAAAAGTCCAACGACAAATCTTCAGGACCCTGCTTTGAGAAAGAACCAAAAAGTTCAGAAGGTGTTTCATAGCCTTCGCACCCTTTTGACCTATTAGCTGAAGCACAGACGAGGGAAAATCTGGCTTTAGCCTCGTGATATAACTTCCAGTCTTTCCATAGAATTTCATCTTTGAATTTCTTGGCAGTAGGTGGTCCAGTTAGAGAAACATCCGTATAGGACAAAGAATTTAATCTTATAAAAGAATCGGCGATTTCCGCGAAAGAAAGCCCTACATGGTCAACGTCGGTTCTCATACCTCTTCGAATGCTCTTTCCTGTCAAGTAACAAGTTATTGGGAGGTTTAAGGACTCTCGAAAGTCTTTCAACTGAGATGAAACTCCATTCCTCATGGCAGCTTTCACGGCATTGTAATGCTTTTCTTCTAAACTCGCGCTTGTTGCTATCTTCTTAGCAGGGTACAAAAAGTTTATCAACTTAGCCTTTGGGACGGGTTGCTTCGAGCCCCCTCGCTCAAGGCTTATCATTTTAACTTTTCTACCCCCTGCAATTTCTACATTCCTCAAGTAAACATTAACGTCCAGGTCATTCGACAGTTTCGCCCACGTTGGAGAAAGACGGCAAGATCTCAGAACGAAGTCTCTGGGCTCACCGACCAACCTTGAATTTGCTCGATGGTTTTCAATTATTCTACTTAGTTTTTCCGTGTAGTCCTTCTTAGTTAGCCCAAAGGTGTCTTTTCCTATCGTGTTGCTCATTTCAGTGGGTTAAATCTAATAAACTTTACCCGACCACAAAGAAGCTAGGATAAGGTCAACGGTAATTGACTCAATGTGCTAGAAAAAACTTCGGTTATTCGTCAACGGGGTGACCTGAAATACCTCCTTGGAACTGAAGTTGAGTGCTCGGGGAGGGTAAAAGAGCTTCGCCCCCACGAAAAGAGAAAAGATCTAGACTCAATTTGTTTAGTGAATGTCATTGTAACACCTTTACCATTCGGTGAATCCATATACGTAGACCATTTATGGATTTTGAGGCGCCAATTCAAAAAAGTCGGCAAAGTGCCTGAACAAAATGAAAGAGTGTATTTCACTGGCAAAGTTTACTCCTACAAAAGACTAGGAGGGAAATCAATCGACCGTGGATTATACGGAATAGAAGATTACGGAGTTCTTCCTTTAATGTTGGGGAAAGTTCATGAAAATTGAGATCAAGAGTCAAATTTTCGAGGGAAGAGAATACCTTGAGTTTCTCTTGCACGATGGGCCAAATGAAAGAGAGAAGATAAGGGGTTACGCCACTGACCTTATCGTAGCGTTCACGAAAATCATTGAGTGGCACGAAAGGATAGAGTCGGAGTACGGTAGTGGTGAGGGTATACCCCCTATGCCCGAGGGCTATAGTAAGATCGAAGCGGAACCACCGCCTTTGTAATCTTCATTAAACAGTGAAACCAACAGAGTTAGAGTTTAAAGAACTTAAGCAAAAGTCCTCAGAGTGGGCCGAACAACGCCTGTCTGACCCGAAAACAGTAGTTATTGACTGTGAAACTACTGGGATCTTAAGAAACGATCCAAATACCGAAATCGTTCAACTTACAGTTACGAACGTTGCAGCCAGGCCTCTATTTTCAATGTTGATTAAGCCCGCTCAGCCAATGAGAGACGAGCTGGTGAATATACATGGCATTTCCAACGAGATGGTGATGGATAGTCCCATTTTCCCTCAGGTAGCGAAGCTAATCTCGTTCATTCTCGAAGGCAAGCACGTCATTTCCTACAATATGGACTTTGACTGGAAGTTGTTAATGCACCTGTATGGAAAGTACCAAATTGGTAAACCTAAAATTGCCGGCGCATCTTGTGCTATGGATAAATACTCCAAGTGGAAAGGAGAATGGAATGATTCTAAACAAGGAATTCGTTGGCAAAAACTTCCAAACTTGTCAGGTATGCCTGCTCACGACGCACTGTCTGACTGCGTTTCCACTATTCGCGTAATGGAATTAATGGCCAGGGGAATTGACTTGGCTACCCTAAATTCTGAAGAAATTTCTCTAAACTTTTGATAACCATGTTCGGTAAAATTACGATCACCTACGAGCCCCCCAACAATGACCCAGATGAGAGTAGGGTCTCTATGCAATTTTCTTCAGAGGCAGACCTGAACGAAATTGTAAGGAACTTCGAGCGTTTCCTTCGAGTGATGGAGTACCCTCTAGATCAAGGTGATTCTCTCGAGGTTGTTTACGCAAAAGACTGCCCTGACACACCTGCGCACTTCACGGCTTTCCCTAGTCTCGGAAAAAACTGTTACCTCACTTTGAACGATGGTAGTCTGTATAACCTAACATCAAGAGATTCGGAGAGCTGAGGTGGAAAACAATAATCCCTGGTTCATTGAAGGATCAAGTAAATCTCGTCTAGTTACCGTTACACCTCACGCAGAAGAGCATATTGCTTATATCGCCAGAGTAACAAGCAAGAACCAAAGCAACCCTAAAATCTCAGGTTTGCTCAAGTACTGTGCAAAAGACGGACATTGGAGCGTTTTCGAGCAAGCTACCCTGTCAGTAGAAATTGTCACACCTTTGGCAATTTCAATTCAGGCACTGAGGCACCGGTCCTTTTGCTTTCAGCAATTCTCTGGGAGGTATGAAGATCAGGGTTTCATGAGAAACTATACAGAAGATCTTCCCACCTACCAAGACCTGTTCTACATGCCCGAAGAAGCCAGGGTTCAGGATACTAAGAACCGTCAGAATAGCTTCGTGGCAGATGACGCAAGTCTCACAGACTTTATGTGGTCTGAATTCGAGTTCGCTTACAAAGCTTCTATCACTGCCTACAATAATCTCCTTGGGCGCGGTATCGCTAAGGAACTAGCACGTTTTGTTCTTCCCGAGGGTGTGTACACTCGTCTCTACATTACCGGAAATGTGAGATCGTTCATTCACTACATTAACGTGAGAGACGATCATGGGGTGGCTCAGTGGGAACACGTAGAACTTGCAAGGGCTGTGCGTTCCGTGTTTGCAACCCAATTCCCCACTATTTACAGCTCTTTGTTCGACCCGCAAACGGGTAGTCTTTTATACAAAGACAAAGAGCACGAAGAGCAGATTGCCCAACTTCAAGGAGAAATTTCGGTCCTCCAAGACGAGATCACAGGCTTGAAAACTACTATTACCCTTCTTCAAAATCGACTGTCTAACTGATGAACAACCAAATTGCAAAAGGATTCTGGAAAATCGTTGAGGATTCTCCCCCTGTAGATAAAGAGTATTTGGTTGCGTTCCCTGATAGAGCAGGGAGCTACAATCTCATAGACTGCGACATTTGGCAGTTTAAATCTGGAGAATGGCGTAGCTTGCCAGACTCTAGGTTTCTAGAGGAAGAAGTTGGCCTACCGGCTTACTACATTGACCTTCCTATGCCGAAAGCTGAGTAGTTTACGAAAGACGGTAACTCCAATAATAAAAGGGTTACCGTTACAACCCTCATGAGTGAAAGTCAACCCGCCCGCCCCAAACTCGAGTCTTACTTCAAACTTGACAGTGATCCCGCTCCTTTGGTGGTAGTTGACTTTCACGTATACTTACACGATGTGAAAAAGTGGTTCGAAGAAAAAGTTGAGGGGTCCGTCAGTAAAGAAGTAGAAGACAAATTGATAAAAGGATGTTGGGCCTTGAAGATAAATCGAGGGCCGGATATGCTGCCTAGGCACGATTACCGTATTGTTGTTGTTGCAGATAGCAGATTTTCGGATACAGGTAATTACTGGCGCGACACTTTCATGAAACGATCTGCAGACGTGCAGTCGGCTTGGTTAGCTTTTGCGGAAAAAGAGGGGAAAGATCTGTCGGAAATTCCAACCCATTACAAGGGCACTCGTGGAGAGAAAACCGAGACGTTTTGGCGCATATTCAACATAGGTTGGGACTACGTCCACAAATACTATCCGGTTTTTTCTCAAGAAGGGTTTGAAGCGGACGATGTAGCAGGGGCTATATATCGCCTGTCTCGTAATAGCCCTCCAGGTTCTGTGGTACGAGAGAGGCAGATTTTGCTTTCAACTTTAGACCGAGATTGGTCTCAATTGGTTGATGAAGACATGAATGTTTATTTCGCAAACACCCGTGTTCCCTTCCCTAAAGAAAAAATTCAGGAAAGATTAGTAGGCAATATAGGGGTTATTGAACATACGAAACATAGGATGGGTTACGACCTTGACCACCCGAAGAATTTGGCCGACTGGAAAGTTAAACATGGTGATTCATCTGACAATTTACCACCAGGCTCTCCAAAGTGTCTTTTTGACCTATGCGAACCCCATACAGAATACACTATAGAAAGAACTGCTTCCTGGTACCCTCAGCTTGAGGAGTGTTTGAATGACCCCTCTACCAATATAAAAACTTCTCACTTTGATCAGGCTTACAAAGAATTCGCTAAGATTGGTATCGATATACCGGTGAGACTGTAGAATGAACTATTACGTTTATTACTCTTATGAGGAATGGGGTCGAGGGTACATTGGTAAGAGAGAATGTAAATGTTCACCCGAGGAAGACGTGAACTACTTAGGCTCTTATAAAGATAAAACGTTTAAACCAACAGAAAAAATTATTCTGTTCGTTTGTGAATCTAGAGAGAAAGTTTACGAAATAGAAAGAATGCTTCACTGTTTCTTTGAAGTAGATGTTAATCCACATTTTGCAAACAGATCAAAGCAAACTTCGACTCGTTTTTCTTTCTCCGCCTGCGGCGATAAAAACCCTAACTACGGGGGAGGTAGAATTCCAGAAGAGACCTTAAGAAAGTTGGGACAGCTATCTTCCGAAAGACTCTTAATCTGGGAAGATAACCCCTTTAGGAGAAAAGGCGAACTCAGTATGTCACACGGTAGAGTGTGGGTTACAAACACAGATAGAACCGAGGAGATGTACTTAAAACCTGGAGAAGATATACCAGAGGGTTGGGTGGCTGGCAGAAAGAAGTACCCTCCCAGGTCTGAAGAGTCTAGGGATAAAGTCAGAAACTCTTTAAAAGGTAAACCTAAGTCCGAATTACACAAAGAAAAGCTAAGGCAAGCCGCTCTTAAATACTATAAAAATGAGAAAAAGATATCCTCTGTCTCTGACCTGGATCTAAGTTAAACGCTAAAGCGGGTAAAACTAGGCAGACTGAATATGTACGGATGCAATCCGACTCTGCCTACTTTGCTCAATGTAATCCGATGGCTCACCTTCTTATTGAAGCGTGTGGCGGAAATGCTGCGGCTATTCCTCAGCATTACCTTGATAATTTCCACCATGACTTTGCTGACGGGGATGTCTCTCTGGTTCCTGCACTCTCTAAGCTTGATAACGAGGTAGACTTGAGCCCAGAAGAGCTTGATGAGACCCTGGAAGCATTGCAAAAAGTCAATCTGAACCACTGGCCTGCCTTTGACGTTATAGAAAATATAGACCCATACAAGCTTCTAAATTTATCTGGGGAATTTGAAAATCTCTCTGAGAATTTTGTTGAAGACAACCTCGGCACTGCGGAAAAAGTTGAGAGAGTTTTGAAGGGAGTGATTGAGAGTGTTTTCGGAGGTACTGTAAACAGTATTCGAGATCCCAAGGGCAAATATCCGTCAAGTTCAAACGACTTTTTACAGGAGGATGATGGTACCTTTTCAGGAACCTTTCAACATGAAGGCCATCACTTTCGCTTTGAGATAGCTCCCACCGAGCAAGGGTGGATCTGCACTTATCGCATGGAAGAATCCTCTCTCGACAAGATTCCTCAGATTGTGAAAGATGCGAAGAGGGACAATAAAGAATCTACGAAAGTTAAAAGTGTTCGCAGTCAGGGGTGGAAGTAATGGCTTTTTCAGGCTCAATACCTCTTGTTTCCCTGGGGTCTGGCTCTTTAAGTGGCATAGCCGGTGGGTTAATCAACAACCTAACTTCCTCGGCAATCAGTGTAGCTTTAAGCCCCAGGTTATCTGACCAGTGGGCGAATTCCTTAGGGCTAAACCCTCAGGCTCTAACAAACTTTGTAGGAACCATTGCGACTCCGGGGCTAATCTCAGCAGGTGGTCAGGCCATCTCTCAGGCGCTGACCTCTTCGATTGTAAACTCGAAAGCTCTTGGGCCTGCGGGACCTTTGGTCCAAAACTTTGTGACCGGAGCGGCTAACAATTTAACCCAGAGCTTGCTCGGAAACATTTTTCCGCCAACAACGAGTAGTCCGACGAAATTCTTTCCTGGCGCGGGGAATGAGCCTGAAGCTGATTACCAGGGGTTCACTTATAACCTCGGAACTAACGGCCCTGACGTTGTTTTCTCTCTTAAACCTGCTACGACTGGTGCTCAAGCCGAAGTGAAAGATCAAGTCTCTGGGAACGGTCCCGGCGGTGTTTCAACGTCTATACCAGCTGGTCAGAGTGTTCCGTCATCTAGTGGTGCTCCTGCATCTTCTATCGGGGACTATTCAAAAGCCTTTCAAGACACTTCCAACACATTCCTGACTGACTTAAATCTTCAAGCCATCTCGGCAGGGTCAAGTAGCGGTATCCCCTTCGGCAGCCCGGACGCATTTAAGACTTTGTCTGCAGTCCCTTTGAACTTAACCTTTTCTGCAGTGGGACAACCTTTCTCTTTAGACTCATCTCAAAGTTCAGTTTGGAATTTCATCTGCGCCCCAGAAGAAATTTCATGGTCCACTGCTGCTCAGGTTGATCGGGTTCCAATTTTCGGTACCAACTACCCACCTGTAGTGTCTGGTAGCAGAGGGATGAGAGAGCTGAGCATGTCAAATGCCTTGGTTGAGGGATTCACAAGAGGCAAGACCATCGAAGGAAAAATATCCGACTTGGAAAATCTACTGAACTTCTCTCTTGATACGAAAAATGGGTATGTGAAAGTACCCGTGTACTGGATTTACGCGAACAACAAGAGATACGGGGATGTTGACGGCGGTTGTTTCGTTATCAAGGAGATGAAAGTTAAAGAGGAAATGAGAGACTTGACTGGTTTGTCGACTCGTGCCAAAGTAGATATATCTTTTTCTCAGGTTCCTCCATACCAAGTCGACGACGGTAGAGACATAGCGAGCAAGACAGTGTCGGGAACGACTTCGAGTCTGGGTGCAGTTGCTAACGTTCAGAGAGAAAGACCCATTAACATAGCCCCAACCACTGGAGCTAGTGGCAGAAGGGGGAGGCAAGGTAGCAGTGTGACGGGTAGTGCTAACCAAGGTATTTCTCCAACTGTGAAAATACCCGGGATTCCCGCAGGAGCGACCAATGTGAAAATTGATACGAATAAAAAGGGTGAATCTACGGTTAGATACATATTTAATGGGGTTGAACGTTCGAAGTTGTTACCTAGAGGCACACCACTATTTTAACCCCACGGGGTAAAGTCTAATTAACACTAGGCTAGTACTGCACGAGAAACGCGAATGGCGGACAATAAAACTTTTACTCTGATCGGTAAATTTGACGATCAGATTACCAAAAAGTTAAAAGACCTGAACAAGGAGCTTGAAAAGCTAGGCAAGCCCCTTAAGAATAACAACGCCGCCGCTTCCCTTCGAGATGGGTTTAAGGCTGCTAACACAGAGCTGAAGAATTTAAGCAAGACTTTTGAAGACCTGAACTCCAGAGTAGGGTTAATTTCAAAACCTATAAATGGAGTCACAAGAAGTTTGAATGACGCAGCGTCGGCTGCAGGTAAAGTTAGAGACACAGTGTCTCAAATTGGAGAGGGGGTGAAGGGGTTAGACGGGATAACTGAGTCTCTAAGTGAAGCTGCTCGAATGGCTGGGAGAACGCAGGAGGAGGTAGCCGGGATCGGAGAAGCTGCTGGAAGAGCTACGCGGCAAGCCGAAGATTTGATGACCACTCTCCTAAAGGCTGACGCCCTAAGCAAGTTCGGGGATGCAATGGCCAGTGGATTTGAGAGAGGGATGAGAACTATGTTAGGGACCGCTCAAAAGGGGGCAGGCCTGATCTCAAAACTTTTCAAAGAGTCAATGGAGGATGAGCTGGCCGACGTGAAAGCTGCCTCCGGTATTGAAGGATCCTTTAGGCTCAAAGGCTATGAAGGGTCTTTCAAAGATTCTCAGAAGATGTATAAAAAGTACGATCAAGTTGTGTCGGAAATGATCCGGCAGTCTTCGGCACCTACAGCCAAAGTTGTTGAACTTCAGAGATATACTTTGGATACGATGGGACCCCTCATGTTGGCTGCAGAGGGGGTGGCCAAGGGTACCAAAATGAAGGACATTGACCCGAAAAAATTAGAGGCTTCTGCTAAAAACTACGGTGCCTTTCTAGAGAAAGCGGCTCTTTTCTCTCAGGGAACAGGTTCTGCGGGTTTCCGTGTAGCTGCTGGAATTGAGGGTCTAGTTACCCGAGGGAAGATCGACACAACTATTGACTTCTTCACAGACAACATCATGTTGATGAAGAACCTTGAGGAAGCAGGTTTCATGGGCCGACAAGGTGGAGGTGGAAGTGGAAAAATGATGAATGCCACTGACGCAGTTAGAATGAAGGCCATGATGGATGCCTTCAATAAATCCATGTCAAGTGAGTCTACCAAGGCAATGGCGTCTAGTTTAACCGGTTCTTTACAAGGTCTCCAAGACACAATTTTCAACCCTTCTGTGGGTATTCTTGGAATGTCTGTGACATTCTCGAAAGAAGAGCAAAAGAAAACTAATGAGGCTATAAGACGCATTCAGAATGAGAGAATCGCTGGCTATACGAAAGAGTTAAACAGCATAAAAACAACGGAAGAGAGAAAGAAACAACTGAGAGTCAACATTGAACAGGCGTCTCTCACACGAGACCAGCTCATTAGCGAGGATACCATAAGCACCCCTTTCCAAGCATTCAGCTTCGCTTTCGCAAATCTTGTTAGGAAGCTAACCGAGGCACTCAATGCAATTGGCCCAGTATGGACAAATTTCGCTATAGCTGCTATTGACGTAACCAACAAAGTATTTGGGCCTCTTGGAGAAACTCTTGGTAATGTTGCTTCCGATATGCGTGCCAAAAAGGTAACCCAAGCGGAGGGTTTTGGTAGAATCATTGGAGAGATATTTAAAACAATCGGGCAGATAATGGGTGATCTTGCCAGTATGATCAATGACCCGAACAGTGCTATGGGTAAAGTACAGAGCGAATTTATGAAAGGTTTCATGGCAGCATTTAAAGAGCCAGGAACATTAAAAGCTGCACAAGAGGGTTTAAAGAATGGTATAACAACCCTGATTGGCAAACTTTTCGAGTTCCTATGGAAAACAATTACTTTTGAGCCAATTCAACCACTAATACTTCTTTTTGTCGCAGGTATTTTCGGGCCACCCTTGATTGGAGCTGTAATCGCAGGCGCAACACCTTTAATTATCTCGGCAATTGGTAGAATGGTTACAGGTTCACTCGGCGGCGGCGCTGCTGCTGGTGCTGCCGCTGGCGCAGCAGGGGCTGGGGCACGAGGATTAGGGGCCTTCGTGACACCGGGTGGAGCTAGGCTGGCAAAGGGTATGCGTGAAGTTTCAAAATTCGCTTCAGAGTTGGGTGACCTAGGTTACAGTTTGGCAGGGCGTCCTGGAGCTAAAATGTTAGGCGGAGTTGGGCGCGGGGCTGGGGCCGTTGGAAAAACAGTTGGGAAAGTTGGGCGATATGTTCCCGGAGGGGCTCTGGCATTTGGGGCGATTGACGCTGGCCTGCGCATGGCATCTGGTGAGGATGCAGGCAGAGCAATTGGTGGTGCGGCGGCAACCACGATCGGGTCAACCTTAGGAGGGATACTGGGACAGGCTCTTATTCCAATTCCGGGTCTTGGCGCTGCAGTTGGCGCTGTTGCAGGAGGAGTAATTGGAGATAAACTCTTCCAGGCTATGTCAGGACCGGCAGTCGCTCAAAAGACAGCAGCAGAAGCCCAAAAAGCCGCTGCTGACGCAATGAACCGAGCCCGAGAGGGCGCAGCAGGAAAATACTTCGACCCTTCAAAACTAGGTGGAGTTGAAGCAATATCTCAACGATTCGGAGGGGGAGCTGGATTACGGAAGGCACTTTCCGATCCCGCACAAGTCAAAAGTTTAGGGCTTTCGCCCGAAGGTGTTCAGCAGGCGCAAATCCTCGCGGGCCATATGACACGGTTGAATGGGGCGGTTAGTGTAACACAAACCGCTCAAAATGCTTATTCTCGCGCTGTTGCCCTTAATACAGGGAATCAAGAATTAGCGAGAAAAAAATTAGAAGAGGCGCAGGCCGCCCAAAGGATACTTGAAGCCAGTATGAGAAAAGCCTGGGAAACTACAAGTTCTCAGGAGAGATTAAGGCTGACCGGAGCTGCAGGAGCTCTAGCGGGGGCCATTAACGACGCCGCAGCAAAACTCCGTTCAAGTTCAGCCGGAATAAGTGGTAAACCCTTTGGTTCACCTGACTCGCCGGCGAGTATGGCTGCTCCTGCTGTTCGTGGCTTCATTCCAGGGTCTTCTAACAATAAAATGTCTTTAGATGAAGCTCTCTCTTCTGAGATGCGGAATAAACCGTCTGGCTCTCATCTTGTTATTGCAAATTCAACTGAAACAGTTATACCTGCTGCCCAAGGATACACTCCTGCGTCTGGAGGACCGCTTCCAATGCTTGGTGCGGCACTTTCTAAGTATGTCGGACCCCTGAACAAGCTTGGTGAGATGGCTGATGGGCTCAGGAAACTTAGAGAAAGCTCCATGCTCTTCGGAGGTGGCTCCGGAAGTCTATTGGGGGCCAAGTCTCTAGCAGCAATGTTCGGTCTCAGTTTAACTTCATTCATTCGACCCCATTCTGTTGGATCTTATCACCAAACAGGAAGGGCTATGGACTTTTCAAATAGCGATGGTCCCACTCCCCAAATGATGGCATTTGCGAGAGAGATGATTAAGCGGTATGGCAGTTCTTTAACAGAACTTATTTACACACCGTTGGGCTTCAGTGTTAAAAATGGAAGAAAAGTAGCCCCTCTGGCAGCGGCTGGCCACTATAACCACGTTCACGTGGCTTACGCCTTAGGGCAAGGTAACCCTGCGTTTTTCTCTAATCAAAATGAAGCTATGGCTTGGGAGCGAAAGATGATGCCTTCCTCCGCAAAAGTGGCGTCATTCACAGCGAATACCTCGGAAGGGTTCGGTCACTCAACCATTAACGCCCCAATCACGATTTATCAACAACCGAACCAAGACCCGGAAGAACTTGCTTCTATGGTAGCAATGAGAATCGGCATGGTCGTAGACGAACTCAGGAACCACTAATATGGCAAACAGCTTAATAATCCCACGCTGCGAAGTTGTCTGGGGAGAAGTGAACCTCATGAATTACAACTTCGACGGTAGTACACCAGGGTTGACAAACCAACCCTTAGTCTACGATGTAAGAGTATCTTTGCAAGATTCCGGCCAAACACCCACAGGTTCCATGCGTTGGAACCCAACCGGTGTGGCTTTCAGAGTATATGAGAAATTGCTAGAAACTTCAATCAACAAGACCATCACTGTTAGGTATTACTACCTAAACGGTCGTTCTATTACTTTCTCGTTCGTGTGGTCTGGACAAACAGAGGTTTACGGAAAAGAGATGTCTCTTGAAGTGAAACTTGCCTCTGAACTCGACGGTCTTGTGAACGCGAATATAAAGAGCACAGCCCAAGCCAGCGACCAAGGCTCTTCACCTTTAACCAACCTATCGCAGTTGAACTACACGTTCGGTGTTGATAAATATGACTTGGTTAAGATAACACCCCAGTCCCAGGAAAACTTGAAAACAACCAAAGTTCTTTCGAATTACTCAGAAGGAACCAATTATCTTGACAGTGTGAAAAACTTATTTGAGCAGACCGGCAGTATAGTTATGGCGTCTAATATTGTTTCTCCGGGAGGAACACAAAAATTGTCAGCAAACTGCGTTGTATTGGGACCCTACCTGTCGGATAGTAAAACAGTAGAGGAACTTTCCACACAGAGCCAATTTCCCGACCCATCAGTAAGGTACGGATACTTTCTCGGCCCAGGCATCATAAATACAATTACAAAAACGTCTGAATGGCAGCCACCCCAAAAAACACAAACTAGCTTAGACAGTACTCAAGCTAAGATTCAGGCTACCGACCCTGGAACGCAGGGGCAACCTACGCCGACTACACCGCAAAGCCAACAAGCTGCCGCTGCGGCTCAATCTCAAAACAGAAGCGGGGCTGGGAACACTGCTAATTCCCGTGCGAGGCCCGGAGTTCGATTGAAGGAGAACCAAGATGGGGAAAAAAGAAAGCTGGAATTGCAGCAAGAGCGAGGTTCTAAACTAAGTGCTTCCTTATTTATGTGCCCTTCCCTCACAGGTATTAAACCAAGCGATGTTGTTTTCATTCCGAACTTCGGCGGAACTTACATAGAAGACTGGATTGTCAACGGAGTTGAATACGCGCAGACTGACGGCGGTGTTGAAGTTTCCCTTCAGGCTAGCAGACAATACGGACTGGGTAATTTAATGAACAAAAAACTTGGCGAGGAATGGTTAGGAAAAGCTAAAGCCAAGAATTTGGTTGGATCTACTGGAACTCTTGAAGGATGGCACGAGTACGCTTGGGGATCACTGGGCTTCAACAAGCCGGTTGAACCCCTCCAAACGGCCTCTGCAGCGGAAAGTCCCCCGACAGTTTCGGATTCTTTTTCACAGTTGGCAAAACCTTTTGGAACTTCCCAAACTTTGATAACGGACAAAAGTCTCTATGACTACTTAACCAAGTACTTAAATGTGAAAGCTGTGAATGGAAGCGGAGTTATAGACCTCCCTATCGACAAAGTAAGGCAGTTAAACCAACTTCGTCTAGAGGATCGCTAAGTTTACCTCTCCTGGACAGAACCTATACTTGTTTTGAACGTGCTGAGCAATAGGGCTCAGACTATCGCGTTCTTAACCAGTAACAAAATGGCTGTAACTACATTCAAAATCCTGCCCCAACTTGATGACAAGAACCGCGCTCGGCTTGAGTCAAAGAGCTATACAAGGGCATACACGGACATTCCGAACAAAGCACTCCCTGAGACTTATCGCAACGGTTTGTCCACAGTCTTCAAGGCCCTAACCGGCGAAGACTTCGACCTTGAAGGGTCTACCTTCACCGTAAAGGCAGACGCCAACGGAACTTTCCAACGTTTGTACTCTCCTACAATCTTCTCAACTGAAGAAGGCGGTTTGGTGATTCGTTGGGGCGACCGCGACATCCCCCTCCTTGTAGCTCCCGGTAAAATCGGCGTAGCGAATGCACCGAAGGGCACCAAGTTCGCGTTCAAAGATGAGCAAATCGGTAAGTATACTGAGCCCGTTCTTTCTGTGTCTGCACAGGGAGATGGAACTCTTTACACCTTGCCTATCACAATTCGTAAGAAGGAAATCAAGGAAGAACTTCCCGCCGACCTTCTTGAACTTCTGCTCGACGAAAACCCTGAAGCAATCGCTGAAAAGGTTTACGCCGCACCAGACATTACGAAGCGCGGTGAAAGCTCCGGTGGAGAGCGTCTGATCGGTCCTTTCCTAAAGGTCGCTAGCTTGCCCCTAGGTGAGTACACAATCACCAGCTACAGGGTCAAAGAAGGCGGAGCCTATGGAACCGACTACTTCCTCCAAGCGAAAGTGACTGAGCCTTTCGTGGCTCCAGTTCGCACTCAAGTTGACGGAGAATGGATTGACCAAGAAACCGAAATCTCTGACTGGGTTATCGTCAAGCCGAACGGGGCAATGAAGAAAATTCTCGCCGCCGAACCCTTGATTACTCCTGATGCTCCAGCAACTTTGAAAGTTAACGAGCACTATGAGTACAACGGCAACCCTGCGGCGAAAGTTACCTTGAAGTGTCCGAACTTTGTTCAAAATCCCGAGAGCTTCGACCTGGACTTTTGATAAGTCCCCTTAAGGTGAACTCTTAGACTTACACGACCCTGGCATACCGCTGGGGTCTTTTGCTATACTACATCGTCAAACCCTAAACAACAAGAGGCTATATGGCAGATCCCTTTTCTGGGGGACTCGGAAGTACGAAACAGGAAATTGGAATCCTGAATGAAGCCCGAGAAAGAAACAAAGCAACTTCCTTTCGCTCGAAGAAAGACGGAGAGGAAAAACAAGAAAAGAAGAAAAAAGCGCCAACGAGAGTATCGGAGCTTTACAATGCGGGTATTACTCTTCTGAAGGCCAAAGGGTTCGTCATTGAGATTGACGAAACAGGTGATCACTGCAAGCACCGTATTCTGAAGCCCACACCACCCCCTATGGTGAGAGGTATTCGTTATCCTGCAGACTTTAACCCATTGCAAGATATCTCAGTCTATGATGACTTTGAGAAGGTCGAATCTTGCTTCCACCCGGATCTATGTCCAGAGGAAGTGAGAGGTTTCTGGGAGCCTTTATTCAAACCCAAAGCAGGCGATTCAGACCTAATCTCCTTTACGGAGAGGTTGCTGAAGATGAAGAGGGTTAACATGACTAAAAACATTCACGATACGCTTGATTACGGGCATTCATTCGACCCTGCAGCAAGGTGGGGCGGTTCTCCCGTCTCTAGTCCGCGAACTTGGGTTCCGGACAAAGACTGGTTTGACCCTGTTCTTAGTATGGTTACCATGGCTGACATTTTTTCCATATTCCCTGAAGCGGAAAGGGAAATGTTGCGATTGATCATCGGAAGAATTGGAGTTGGTAGATCAAATCATTTACCGCCTGGTAAGGATCAACCTGTAGATCACACCGCTCGTATGGCGGGGGTGATTGTGGGTAAAGATGCGGGTTGACTATCAACGGCTCGCGTAAAACACCATTCAAAGCTGGAACACCTTAAAGCCAACGGTAGTTGCGGGTAAAATGACTTTATTCAACGCAACTGACAATCCAATGGATGCAACAATAGGTAATCAGCGTCTTTCATACCTCTACTACACTTACGACCAAAAAGGCCAATATTATATAGGATGTAGGCTTTGTCCGAAAGGAATTCTACCTCACGAAGACACTTCGTACATGGGTAGTCACCAGCATTCTGAATACATTCCTACAACTAAGTGCATAGTTGCAATTTTTGACAGTCATGAAGCCTCAAGAGAAGCTGAAACTCTAATACTTTATGACCTAATCAAAGACAAAAACTGTGTAAACAAGGCCATATTCCCTTTCACAGGCAAATCGACTTTATATCCTACTAAAGACCCCTTAGTAAGGAAAAAACTCTCAGATACAAGGAAATCAACCCCACTATCTGAAAAACAGGTAGAGCATTTAGAAAAAGTCAATAGTAAACAAAAAGCCGAGGGTCATCCTCTCGCGGATAAGACAAATTATTCCTTTTTTAATCTGCAAACTAAGGAAACTTTTTTCGGTACTATTTTTGAACTTTCTAGAGTGCACTGTCTTTCGCTTCATGAATGCCACAAAGCTAAACGACGATACTCTAATAGCCGTTTTAGGCAAGAATGCTCTGACTGGGTTTTATCATCTTGCGATTTATCCTTGGGGCACTTTTCTTACGATACAGAAATGACATTCATTCATGGGGTTAACGGAGAGTTTACAGGAACTTTGAAGTCTCTGGCCTTACACTCTGGGTCCTACCAGTGTTATTTAGAGGGAATCTTAAAGGGTAAGGAACGAAGAGGGTGGAAGCTCAACGACTATCTCGAAAGAGAGTAGAGCTAAGTAGCTCGAAACATGGTGCCTTTTCCAATGGAAAAGAGAAGATATAGTCTGCTCTCATACGAAAGTATGAGCAGGGTTAGTCCCGCTGTCTTATTAACGACAAGGCAGGAACAAAAGGTTAGGTAAGTCTACACTTTTTAATGGAATGACCGCAGCTTTCTCTAAGTGCGGTTTTGTAACTCACACGTTTAAATCTACGGAAGATAGATTTGGTTTGAAAGCTGCTGCTCTTAGTGACATCGCATACAAAGATGATACTTCTTTGGCTTCTCTTAAGAAGTTCCTTGCTTCTGAGGAGACTAAAATCCTGATCACAAATGGCATCTTCCAGGTGGAAGAAAAGTTCCAAAACCCTGAGCAAATATGGCCGAAGACTGTCATTTTGGTTAACGCCAATGACTGGAACAGCAAGTTTGCTTACGATCTGGATCCGGGGATTGACACACTAGTCCCCCTGTCCGGCGACGGGCAGTAAAAAATGCATTCTAAACGGGGGAACTCCTTGAAAGGCAAAATCTGTGAAAACAAGGACAATCCCGTGCTAAGTGGAATTTATCAAATCTTTTGTACATCAAATGACAAGTTATACATTGGCTCCTCGATAGACATTAACTATAGATGGGGTAAGCACATATACTTACTCCGGACAGAATGTCATTCTAACATTCATCTTCAAAACTGCTTCAATAAATACGGCAGGGAATCTTTAGAGTTTAGTTTGCTTGAAGACCTTAGCGGTCATACCGCGGATGAGATCCGAGATATTGAGCAGAAATACTTGGACTCCCTTGATTGGGATAAAGCACTAAACATATGTAAAGATTCCAGGGGTGGTCAGATAATAGAGGAAGCTAATGAAAGACGAAGAGAGTCTCTAAGGGAATATTACAGAAGTAACCCTGATGCTTTGCTTGGAGAGAATAATCCTTTCTACGGTAAAAAACACAGTCAAAGTACAAAAGACAGCATCTCCAGAGCCAATAGCGGCAAAACAAGGTCAGAAGAGTTTAAGAAACAGAAATCTGAGTTTATGTCTAACCGCAAGGGTGCACACCATAGTGAAGAACACAAAAGTAAACTAAGGGACAAGTTTACCGGCGGCAATAATCCTATGGCCATAGAGACCGTTATCAACGGTATAGTGTACCCCACAAAACGTGAAGCCTTAAAGGCTTTGGGTCTGAAGTATGACTATCAACTTGATAAACTCCTAAAAGCCGAACGACTATCCCGAGAGGGAGTAGAGTCAAGTGACTCGAAACGGATGCCCCCTGTGTAAGCAGGGAGAAGATATAGTCTGCTCTGAATGGTAACATTCAGCTGGGTGAGTCCCGGAGAAAGATTAACGATCTTTTTTGAACACTTGGTATTGATCGCATCAAGCTCATTAGTACATACAGAGAATATGAAGTAACGAAGAATAGGGAAAACTTGCAAGGAACAGTGTCGGACGGGTCTCCGGATCTTCGTCCTCGAGCACACATCCCATACCTCGCTAACAAACTAGGTGTGAGTGCCGATGCGCTGTATCTCTGGTGTCTCCGCCTCGCTACCGATAGGTTCTGGGAGATCATTAACGATGTTGCGGATCCACGTATCAACCGCCTTCAGGTTGAGGTACGCTATTGGACCACCAGGCAGAGAATTCGATTCAAAGCCGACGTAACACAAGCTCTAGTGAATGCCATGGCATTTGCCCATTCAATGCGATCCGGTTCCGACCTTAATTTCATGCCTGAATTGACTCCAGATGTTCTCTTTGAGTATCTAAACTCTCTGTACTTCGTGGGCATAGACCCCTCCTGTCAGTATTTAACAGCGATCATGAAAAAAGAATGGGAAGAGGCAGGAAGACCTTCAACTCATTACTACCAAGGTTTCCGAGAGCTTCGGTGGGAATCTGTCAAAAAAGCAATTGCTCTTGCGAAAGAGTTCTTGTTCGACGATACAACCGGGCTTCGAAAAGAAACCAAAGATAAAACCGCTCTTACACTCATCCGAGAAATCATGGAGAAATTGGTGATGAGAGACGGTTTCAAGATTGGGGGCGAAGCGAACTACGTCATCGAGAATTGGAACAACTGCCGCCACGCGCAAGAAGAGCTTGTGGTTGAGGGCAGAAAGTTGGTTGGATTCATGGAAGAGATCGACAAGGAAAGACTGCTCAACCCGAAAGCGGTATGTTTTGATGATTGGCTTCTCGATAAGCACTATTCTCCTGACCGTGCAGAGAAGTTCCGAGAATCCGCTCGTAAAAAACTCTATGAAAGTAAGGGGGTAAAAGTATGAACATACAAACCCCAGAACAAATTCTCGTGGATTCATTTACTTACGAATGTCAAAAACAACTGCGACTCAAGGAACAACTTGAATCCGAAGGGTTTACTCTGGCAGATGATCCCGCTGGGTTATACGATATGATTGGAACAGTTCAAGAACTGAATTGTTTCTGTGAGTTATACACTCCTCGACTTCTTGTGAAAACTTTCGTGGAAGGAACCGAGCACATCGATTACGCTTTCCACTTAGTTTCTTTGTGGCAAATTGTAAAATTCGGCTACTTGATCCCAGAACCCGGACAATACTTTGCAACAAGGTATATTATCGGTGTTCGCAAAGTTAGCGAAAATTCTTTCGTCCCCTCACTGCGTTTGCCCCTCAACTGATGAACGGACTTTTCCAAAATCCGGAAGATTCACAGCCCGACCTGCCCACCCCGATTAATTCTCAGGGTGGGTATGGTAACGGGTCGGGTTCCTTTAGCTTGAAACGTTCTCTCAAGCGCAAAGTGAAATCTAGAGAAGACCTTTCTCAACCGAAAGAAAAAACCTTCGCTGAAGCTAACCCCCTTAGAACAACTTCCGGATCGGAAAATAACGCTGTCGACCGGTACTTCGGTGCCTTCAGCATTGAGTCTAAGAGGCACGTTTGGGACCTTCTTAGCAAGCACCCCCAGTTCGGAGACGAAGGGGGTTTACGAAAAAACCGCATCCGCAATAATACAACGGAAGTGCTCCCCAACGATCCTTTCCGAAATGTCACGAACGGTGGCTATGTAGTTTACGAACATCCTGAACCAAATGGCACAAACTTACAAAGACCCTCACAGCTACCTGAATGAAAGCCTTGTAAAAAGAGGGAAGTCCGGTCACCAAGAAGTTTATTTAACCCACGTTACGGTAGTTGCTGAAGCTGAAGCTGACTACGGTTATCGGGTTTCACCTCAAAAGTTCGACTTTTTCGCCCCTTTAGGTAATTATTACAATAGTCCAGAATGGTTGATTCTACTTGTATCTCTGCGGTCACAGGGCACCGATACCCAAAGAACGATCATTTTTGATCAAACAACTTTTCAGTTCCTACCAGAGGGCAGTCATCTGAGCCTAAACATTTTCTTTCCTGAAAGGAACGTAGAAACGTTTGACTACGACGTCCTTGCAGCTCAAGACATGCTAAGAGAAGTTGCAAAATTTGCTGGGAAAATCCCCACAACCATCCGTTTCAACTTAGGTCTCGTCAAAAAGTCCTATGAAACCATGGTTGAAGATGGAGAGGTTGAAGAATTGGAATTCAGCTTCTGAGTATACGACCACTGAAAAACGCTAAACTGAATTTAAGTTTCAACCTAAAAATGGATCTAAACACTTACCAAGAACGAGCACGTTCGACTGCAATTTACCCCAACTTGGGCTCCAATATCATCTATCCTTCCTTGGGATTGTGTGGGGAAGCGGGAGAAGTAGCAGAGAAAGTAAAGAAAATCATCCGAGATGACCAAGGAGTGATTACCGACGTGAAGAGGAATCAGATCGCAAAAGAACTCGGGGATACACTGTGGTATATTTCCCAACTTGCCGCTGAAATTGATTATTCCTTAGAAGATATTGCCCAAATGAACTTGGACAAACTTTTCTCCCGAGCTGAGCGCGGAGTCATTCAGGGAAGTGGTGACAATCGCTAATTGCCCCTCAACGAACACACCTTTCCTTTCTAAGTGGGACTTTCGATTTATTCGCCGAGCCCAAGAAATTTCCTCTTGGAGTAAAGACCCAAAAAGAAAGGTTGGGTGCGTTCTGGTGAGGGGAAGGAGAGAAGTTTGCGAAGGGTTTAATGGATTTCCTGAAGGGTTGTCCGACGAGCTGAAACGTTTGACAGACCCGGATTATAAGGGTAAAGTCATTATCCACGCAGAAGCGAACGCGATAATAGATGCGACTCGAAGGGGAGTTACACTAGAAGGAACCACTGCTTATATTACTCGTCACCCTTGTTCACTCTGTGCAAGTATGCTCATACAAGCAGGAGTTGAAAAGATTATTTGCCCACCTCCTGCCTTACAAGGCTCGAAGTGGTCGGACAATTTCAGAACCTCTAGTGATCTTTTACTAGAAGTAGGAGTTCCTGTTTATTACTTTAACGAAACCGATGAATCCCGACATCCCAACTGAGTCCAACCAACCGGATGCAATTGCTTTGACTCTGACTCAAACTTTCGAGTTAGAAAAAATGCAAAGAGCTATTGACTCCTGCGATAATGCTTCTGAATTGAAAGCACTCGCTAAGCAGTTACTCTCCGCGTGGATGTCCCAGAAAGCAGCTTGTTTGTGGATCATGCGTCAAAACAACGAAAGATTACCTTCCATGGCTCTACTGGAAGAATATCAAAATTTAGAAAAGTAGGGGATGGGCGGTAAACCGCCCTGTATAGCCGGTAAACCGGCCTTGTCTTTCGCCCTTAGAGACAGTATACTTATAGGAGTTGACAAACACCATGTACACCGACGAAACCTTTTACAACGCTGTGCGGGGCGATTCTCGCGCTGTAACAGAGACTCTGAGAAAGTTCACACCCCTTGTTCACAAGTTCGCCCATAAGTACAAATTTATGGTGCCCGACCACATGTATAATGACCTCGTACAGGTAGGTCTTGTGGATGGGGTTCTTAAGGCAATCAAAACTTTCGACTTAGATTACAGAGTCAATGGTAAACCGATTCGTCCAATGACTTGGATTTACCCCAATGTTCGTGGCGCAGTCCAAGGGGCAGCTCGAAAAGAGAAGAAGAACCCGAAGTATGCTCTCTCTCTGGAACAATCTGATTGGTCTAACAACCTTGAGGATCCGAATGCTTACGAGCTGAAAGAAGAATTTTCTAGCATTGACATTGCCGAACTGGTAAGGAAAGGTTGCGGGTCTCTAGACAGTAAGCGGGCACAAATCGTCTGTGACCGCTTCGGACTACTCGGCAGAAAGCCTATGCGCCAAGGCGAGGTGGCCCTGAAGTACGGTCTCACCAAGCAAGCAACCAACGGGCACATCGCACGTTTCACTAAGAAAGTGAGAGAGGCCGTTCCCGAACTACAAGACTTTATTTGAGGGACACGTGGAACAAGAGAAAAAAGTCATTGTAACCAAAGTCTTCGACCACGGCTGTTCAGTCTGCGACACAATGTCGCGGTTTGACAAGTCCGTGTTCGAGGGTTTCCCAGAGATTTCTTACCAGGAAATTTCTTTCGACAATCTAAGAGACTACGAGGGGAATCTAACGAAAACGAGAATCTATCAGTGTCTTGAACGGTACGCAGTTTCTCCAACGTATGAGATTGACTTTCCGACTTACCTGTTTCTAGGGAAAACTGGAAAATACCTTGGTTTCTTGCAAGGTGCTCTCACCTTGAAGGAGTTGAGAGACGGGGTAAAACAAATTTTAGAACAACGTTCTTCTGAATAATCGAGGTCTGTATGCATTGGAAAGTCTCGGTACTCACGCGCTAGTTCGCGTTTTTAATTCTGATTTTGATAAGTTGAATTGCATCAACCGACTTCGGGAAGCATTTGAACTTACGGTTCTAGAGCATGGGTTGGTTGCTCTTAGCGACCCTATCCTTCACCAGTTTGACCCTCAAGGTTTGACTGGTATTATATTGCTCGCAGAAAGTCATCTTTCAATTCACACGTGGCCTGAAAGAGGTGAAGCCGCAATTGATGTGTTCACCTGTGGAGGACGACCCTCGTCTGAGATTGCAACAACTTTTTGCAAGCACCTCGGATGCCCCACTTACATCATTAAAGAGGTAGAGAGATGAGAAAAACTGCGAAGCTGGTGAAGAGAGCACTGGAACAACCAGAGTTGTACAGCGAAGAGGAATTAAGATACTTCCGCCTTTGGTTGGACGAGAAGAAAAAGCAAAAGGAGAAAAAGAGGGCACTGAAACGACTGATGTTGGAGAAACAGTTCTTGGAATCGCCTGGAGGGTGAACCAAGTTTACGGCCCAGAAGCCGAGCTAGAATAAACCGTCAAACAACCGAAAAATGACTGTAACCACCGAAGATCGTAATCGCAACAACATCTACGCCAAAGAACCCACTATGACACCTGTCGATGACAACTATCGGCCCATGGTAGCTTGGGACTCTATTGGAGAAACTCTCAATGGTCGCCTCGCAATGCTTGGCGTCATCGCCGCTCTAGGTTCTTACGCCCTCACGGGTCAGATTATTCCTGGAGTCTGGTGATTCCCTTTAGTTAAACTTAATATAAAACAAACAACGCTGTTTAAAATGGCAAAAGCAAAATCCCCAACCGGACAACGAGAACTCAAAACCGTAGAGAAAAAGACCTATCAAGGCAACTCAAAACGAACCAAATTCTCCCCAACTTCCTCGAACTCCCCGAAGAAAAAGTACAGAGGTCAAGGTCGCTGAGTTTTTCCCACATAATCTCTGCCACTTTTGGGATTCCTGAAGGTGGTTTTTTATTCTCCATACATGCAATGCTCACTTATTTCTTTCTTGCTATCCTAGCTGTTTTCTTGGGAAACTTCTTATCCAACGTTCTGCTACTTTGGGTTTTAGGTAGACGAGTAGAAAGCCTCCAAAGGCAGCAAGAAGCAGAACTTCTGAAACAATACGAAAAGGCAGTTAAAGCTTCACAGGAAATGAGAGAGAAAGCCTTAAATTACATTCGTCTCGAAAGTTAAGACGAATCGAGTTTACTTTCTCCAGACAATACTAAACTACATCGTTCCAAACAAATGAACATTTTCGCTGTGCACGAAGACCCGCAAATTGCTGGAGCTTCCTTACCCGACAAACTCGTTGTAAAAATGCCGACGGAAAGTTTGCAGTTGTTGACTCCATGGGTGTTTAACACCTTTGGCACCAAGATTGAAAAACCAGATTCCAATGGGCAGTTAATTCTGTTAGAGTCCGAAAAACTGTATTACGGAACGAAAGGTTTCGCTCACCACCCTTGTGCAAAATGGCTTTATGTAAGCCCTTCCAATGTCCACTGGCTTTTAGAACATGCTTACGGGATGGCTCAAGAGTATTTTGAGCGTTACAACAAATACCACGGGACTCTACACGGTTTAAGTCAAATCAGAACTATCGTATTCAGGAACTTCAGTAGAGCCTACTCAAAAGATCATACTCCGTTTGTTCAAGCAATGCCGGAGCAGTACAAAAACCCTGCCGACCCTATACAAGCCTACCGGGATTACCTTTTAGGTGAGAAAGGCTACGCCGAATGGCGTCATGGTGGCACTCCTACCTGGTGGGACCACGAAAAACACAAACCTGCGCGAGACAGATATCTCGCAGAACAAGAACGCAAACGTTTAGAACGCAAAAATGCAAAGCATACGTCAGTATCGAGAGGCTTACAAACTTAACGGGAACTTCGAGTACCCAGAATTTTTTGAGAGATTTGAAAAAGCATCCGCATCAATATGGACTCCGAAAGAAGTTTCCTTTGAGAGTGACTTAAGACACTGGCAAGAAAACATTGAAGATGAACGAGAAATTATTGGAGGCATCCTAAGAGGATTTACACAATTAGAATGTCACGTTGCAAGTTACTGGTCCAAGATTGCTTCCTGGTTCCCTAAGCATGAAATAGCCTCAGTAGCAGACGCTTTCTCCTACTCCGAAAGGGTACACGCCTGGGCCTATAACTTCCTATCTGACACACTTGGACTAGACGAGTTTGAGGCTTTCCTTGGAGACCCGACTGCACAACAGAAGATCGGCTACATTCTTAAGGAAAAGTCCGTCAAGGAATCTCTGGCTGTGTTCAGCGGCGCTGCTGAAGGAGTGAGCCTTTTCAGCTCTTTTGCTGTACTGTTATCTCTTAATCTTGTCGGTAGGTACAAAGGTCTTTGTCAGATTATTTCCTGGTCTGCTTTAGACGAAACTGAGCATTCAAATACAGGCATTGCTCTTTTTCGAGAGTTGGTTAGAGAAGAATCGTTAACTCAGCAAGAAATTGACAATATACTTGACGGTTTTTCACAAATCATTAAGAATGAGTTTGCGTTCATTGATAAGATTTTTGAAGGACGCACACTACCTCGACTGGACAAGGAAGACCTTAAACAGTACATTCTTTTCAGAGCTAACAACAGGTTGGCTGCCTTGGGTATACCGGGGTTCCGATTTCCGTATGATTACAAAGCTGCTAGCCGTGTGAAAGAGTGGTTCCATCCTCTCATCAAGGGTAACACCAGTACTGACTTTTTCAGCCAGTCTAAAGATGGTTCGTCGTATATTGCTAAACCTAGCCAAGACTTTATGGCTGTAACCCTTAAAACTCTCAACTTAGAAATCGAATGACCGATCACACACTCGTTGCCCCAGAGTGGCTTTCACAAGAGGGGATGCAAACACTTTCATCGGGTTATCTTCTCCCTGGAGAAACACCGAAAGCAATGACAGAAAGAGTCGCTCTAGCCGCGTCAAAGTTGAACGAAGATGAATCCCTTTACGAAGATCTTTTCGAGTGCATCTGGAATGGATGGATCGGTTTGGCAAGTCCAGTTTTGGCAAATTTCGGATCAAATCGTGCTCTCCCAGTAAGCTGCTATTCTCTCCATATTTCCGACAGCACCAAGAGCATTTATTCCCATAAAAAAGAAGGTGCTATGCTTTCTAAAGGTGGAGGAGGGGTTGGCGCTTGGTTCGGAGACATTCGACCCTCAGGTGCCCCAATTTCTGGGGGAGGTAAATCTTCTGGAATCGTTCCTTGGATGCAAGGTTACGACCAAGATGCTCGAATTGTTAACCAGGGTGGTGTGAGGAGAGGTTCCTACGCTCTCTATACTGCTATAGATCATCCAGATTATCCTGAAGTTCTTCAAGCAAAGGATCACTCCAAAGGAGACCCGAGAAAGTGGATTGACAGCAACATCGGAGTGACGATTTCCGATGAGTTTATGGAAGACATGATTGAAAATGGTGGAGATAAGCAAGAAATCTTTGGAGAAACTATCAGAGCCCGCCTCATTTCTGGCAGTCCCTACATGGTCTTTATTGACAATGTTAACAGGCAGAATCCTGACTGTTACAAGGAAAGAAACTTAAAAGTAACTTTTTCGAATCTTTGTTCAGAGATAACACTGTTCACTGATGAAAATCACACATTCGTTTGTGTTCTTTCCTCGATGAATCTTTCTCGCTGGTTTGAGTGGAAAGATTGGAAATCGCCGCGTACAGGCCGCTCGGCTCCAGAAATTGCCACTCATCTACTTGAGGCGGTAGTGACTGAGTTTATCAAGAAGGCTGAACACATGACTGGTATGGGACGAGCTGTCCGTTTTGCCAGGAAAAGTAGAGCCTTGGGGTTGGGAACAATGGGTCTTCACTCCCTATACCAAAGTCAAATGTTACCTTTTAAGTCAAAGGGTGCAAGAGAGCTGAATATTGAAACCCACAAGTTCATCCGTGAGCAAGCTGACAAAGCCTCTAGGGAATTGGCTATTAAGTTCGGTGAGCCAGAATGGTGCGTTGGCAGCGGGTTCCGACATACTCACCGCCTAGCTATTGCTCCTACGAAAACCAATTCAGTTATCAGTGGTGCATTTTCTGAAGGCATTGCCCCGGCGGACACCAACTACTACGTGGCTAAGCAAGACAAGGGCACTTTCGTTCGTAAAAACCCCCATCTTGAAAAGATTCTATGCAGCAAAGGCATTGGGGACCAAATTTGGGACAAGATTGAAAAGGCTCGCGGCAGTGTTCAATCCCTGGACTGTCTCACTGAAGCCGAAAAAGAAGTCTTCCTAACAGCTCGAGAAATTGACCAATTTGAGTTGATAAAACAAGCTGCGGACAGACAGCCTTACGTTTGTCAAGCTCAGTCGCTGAATCTTTACCTAGAAGACCCCAATGTGAGTGCTGAGTACCTGCTTCGTTTGCATATTTCTGCATGGAAAGCTGGCGTCAAGTCCCTTTACTATCTTAAGTCAAAGTCCGCACTCATAGCTAATGCATTGGATGAAGACATTCAAGAGCCTGCTATTGTAATCACTCGTGAAGATTGCCCTTGGTGTACGAAGCTCAAGTTAGAACTGGAGAAAGACAGCATCGACTATCTGGAAGTTCCTGTGTCAGAAGCTAAGGAAAAAGGCATGTGGTCGCAAAATTGGAAAACTGTTCCTCAACTATACCTATACAACAACTGGGTAGGTGGCTATACTGATTACATAGAGCACAAAGCTCAAAATAAATCTACAAATGTAACGGCCTATGTCGAAGACTCTGATAAGTACAAAGAATGTCAAGGCTGCGAGGCTTGATATGAAAAAGAGACGCCACAAGCGCTATCCGGAACTCACAAAAGAGCAACAGCGTTTAGTTAGCGACCATAAATGGATAGCAGGCAGACTTGCTTACGGTGCGAAGTGTTCAACCGGGGGATATACGGGTTCTCTTACAAAAGAGGACCTTGAATCTATAGCAAATTTCGCCTTATGCGTAGCTGCGACTCGGTATGAGCCTGGTAAAAAAATTCAATTCAGCACTTTCGCTTGGCGGACCGCTAAAGGATACATTCAACACGCTTTGCGAGATTACTCTCGTATGGTGAAGACACCACGGTGGGTTGCCAAGTACAAAACTCAGGTTGATGAACTTCTCAAGCAGAACAAAACTTACGAAGAAATTGCCAAAGAGCTAGGCTTAACCGAGTCGAAAATCTTGATGGTAGACATGACAACTCACAACTACCACGTTTCTTACGATTCAAATCCAGAAGATTGGACGACTCGAGAGTTCATCTTTAATGATGACGATGTTAAACCTTATGTTGTTTCCCCTGAACTTGTAAGTTCTATGAAAGAATTGTCAGAGTCGGAGCTGAACATGGTTCTCAAATATGTTGAAAACCGAGACATGTCACCAGAAGAAAGGGAATGGGCTGCTGAAAAATTTTACGAGCTTCAGGCTATAGCCCACGGTTCTTTAGACGCATTACTATGACTCAAAAGATCTACAAACTACGACAGTACCCTCTCGAAAAAGAGGCGGCCAATGCAATGGGGCAATACCAAATATCTACATTAAGTAGAGAAGAACTAGAAGATTACGCTAAAAGAGCCTCTTCGCTAATGTCTCAGCTTACGCACTACGCTGAGCAACTTCTGGAGATCATAGAGAAGGAAGAGATAAAGTTACTGCCCCCCGAATGACCTGAAGGGTAAGATTACTTACCAGACAAGTTTACAAATGGCTAAATTACCGGAAGACCACCCGATGTCAGCCCACAAAGACGTCGTGGGCCAAGTGATGCATCGCTGGAAACATCACGATCCGAAACCGCTGCATTCCGGGAGAGGCAAGAAGGGGAAAGAAGGTAAGATTGTCAAGTCTCAAGACCAGGCTATTGCCATAGCACTTTCAATGGCAGGAAAGTCGCAGGATCATGCAGAAAGGTTGACTTCTATGGGTTATTCCGAGGAGGTTGCTCAGGAAGTTGCTTCGATGCTTGATAATGCCTACAACTTCACCACTTGCGAACGCCCAGACGGCTCTCATTATGGAACCGGGGGAAAGTGTCGCAAAGGAACAGAGACCACTGCAAAGAGCAAGTTTACTCATGAAGTTCACGCTGATCTTCAGAGGGGGTTTTCCAAGAAAGCTTTCAAAGATTACGTGGATAAGTGGGATGGGAAAATTTCCGGAGAAACGAATCGGGGAGTTTTCGTAAGGTTCCCGAGTGAAAGTTCCGCTCGCAGCTTCGCAAAAAACCTTAAGTTTGACACCAGAATCAAGGGAGTAGATGTCAGCGAGCACGATGTTAATCCTGTCGCTTAGACTTTGATATGAACATCCCTGGGTTCACAACTGAATCTTTAGCTGCAGTAGAGGAAATGCTCTACGGAGAGTCTCGGTGGAAAGAGCAATTTTTGACTGGAAAAACAAAGGATAAGCTCCCTCAAGAGAACAAAACTACGCACGCCCAAGGGTTGCAGGACATGGACATTGATAGTCGTCCTGGAAGACAGAAGGGGAATGA